CTACGCCGACGGCGACATTGTATACCTGTCTCCGGTATCGGCAGGTGAACTGACGCCCATCAAGCCCGAGGCGCCGCAGCACCTAGTTCAGATGGGCTATATCGTCAAGGGCGGATCTGTCGGCGCAGGCTCCATTTACGTCAAAGTCCAGAACGGCTACGAACTTGGCGAACTTCACGACGTCAAGACTTCTGCCAGCACCTCCCTCGCTGACGGCGAAGTCCTCGTCTACAATGTCAGCGCCCAAGTCTGGACCAACTCCCCGGCCCTCATCAACGCGCAAGCCTCCATCTCTGCGCTTAATATCCAGCTTACCGCCGTTTCGGCCCTCACCTCTGCCAACGCGGCAGCCATCACCTCTACCAACAACGTCGTCTCTGCTCTTGAGATTCGTGTTAGCTCTGCGTCCGCAGCCGGGGTTGCCAACGCTGCCGCAATCACCTCCACTAACAACGTGGTGTCGGCCCTCGAAATCCGCGTTAGTGCCGCTTCGGCTGGCGGGGTCACGAATGCAGCCGCGATCACCTCCATTAATAATGTGGTCTCCGCACTCGAAATCCGCGTGAGTGCAGCTTCCGCGACGGGCGCTACCAACTCGGCGGCCATAACTTCCATCAATGCGGTGCTGGTCTCCATCTTGGCTATCCTGACCAACACCAATTTCCGCGTCACCGAGTAGCTGGTGAGGAAGGTGAGAATCTACTTGCACTCCTTCCTCACCTCGCATAGGATGGGCTCCTAGCTAAGGAGCGACCATGTCCGACAAGATCAACCGCGTCCAACTTCTCAACGACGCGAAGCTACACCTCACTCCGTGGACCACCGAAGATGGCCGCCTGTTCCTCGACTACACTGAGGCAGGCATCCGTCGCACCCTGTCCGTCACACCGGCTGGTCACTGCGACTTCCGTGGTTGGTTCTCCGCCTTCTGCGTGGACACGGCGGGCCATCTTCCTAACGGCGACCTGTTCGCGGCGGCCCAGACCTACTTCTCGCATTGGGTACGCTCCAAGGGCCAGAAGGTCAAGGACTACATCCGCGTCGGCGGCAAGCTGGGCGACCTTTACTTGGACATTGGCAACGACGCCAACGACGCGTGGCACATCAGCGCCAACGGCATAACCCGTGTACCGGGCGGCCCGACCCACATCCGTATGCTTCGCGGCGCCGGCATGCTGCCCCTCGTCGAGCCTGACCTTTCCGTCCCGGCCTCCGAGTTCCCGACTCTCCTCAAGCAGTTCGTGGCCGCTGACGACGACACCCTCATGCTGCTCGTCGCTTGGCTTCTCGGCTGCCTGCGCCCGGAAGGTCCCTATCCGGTCCTCACCATTTCCGGCGAACAAGGCTCCGGTAAGTCCACCATCCTGCGCCTGATGCGCCGCATCATCGACCCACACGCCCTCGACATGCGTACCCCGCCCGAGGACCAGCGTGACCTGCAAGCTATGGTTCGCAACTCCTTCGTCCTCGCCTACGACAACGTCTCACACATCACCAACAAGATGTCGGACGCCCTCTGCGTCATCAGCACTGGCACCGGAGCGCAAGGCGGTCGTGCCCTCTACACCAATGCCGAAGAGTCCGCAGTCCGCGTCTGCCGCCCCGTCGCCATGAATGGTATCCCGGACGTCGTTGAGCGTGGCGACCTTGTGGACCGCTCCATCCACGTTCACTTGCCTCGCATCGACCCTCGTCACCGCCGGGACGACAGCGAGTTCTGGGATGCCTTCCACGCCAGCCACGCCAAGCTGCTGGGCTCCCTTATGAATGCCGCATTGATTGCTACGCAGAACTATGGTAATGTGGTGCTGGCTGAAAAGCCGCGCATGTCTGCCTTTGCTGTGTGGGCCGTCGCCGCCGAGAAATCTTTCGGGTGGCCAGAGGGCCGACTCATGGAGGTCTACAAGCGCAACCGCTCGGCCGCCGAGAGCCACATGCTCGAATTTCATGGCATGGCCTCTGCTATGTTGCGTATGATGGAAAAGCAAAAGGAGTTCTCCGGAACCTACTCGGATCTTATCGGTCAACTGGAAATGAACATCGGTCCCCGCGAGAAGCTGCCGCAGACCTCCCATAGCTTTGCCGCCGAACTGCGCCGCATCCGGCCCGCCCTTGAACGGCACGGTCTCCGCTTCTACAGCGCGGGGCGTTCGGGCAGCAACTCGCAAAAGGGCCGCTCTCGCATTTCCATTGTCCGTGTTGACGAAGAGGATACGGCAGCCGCATGAGCGAAGATGAGCCCTACGTTCCCAAAGTATCGACCAAGCCTAAGCCTGACCACTTGAAGCGGAAGGAGAAGGCGGATCGGGAGCGCAAACCCAACCGCCCCTCTCAGGGCATGCGTCAGCGCAAGTACCGCCGAGAACTGCGGGAACTCAACATCCACCAGCCCAAGCGCGTCGTCACTAAGCAGCATGTGGAGGCGATCCGTTCCATCAAGGACCAACTCCGCGAGACGTGGCACGCGCATTGGGACAAGGTGGAACGCTTCAAGAACCTGACCCCCAAGCAGGTTGAGTTCGCCCGTCAGTACGCCATTAACGGTCGGACCAACAAGTGCGGTGCGGCCCGGCTCGCCGGCTACGACAGCGGCAACTACAATATCCTGCTTCGTATCGCCAACCGAAACCTAGCCATTCCACACTTCCACGACCTAGTAACTGCGTTCGAAATTGAGGAGAAGGCCCGCATGAAAATTTCCGTCCAAGAAGTAGTCGAGTGGTTCCAGCGTATCGCTGCTGCCGCCATGGAAACCGGCGACTACGCAAATGCGAATCGTGCCATGGAAAACCTTGCTAAATATCTTCAGATGTTTGTAGAACGCAAGGAAATTACTCATCGAACAGTCCACTCGCGGGAAGAGTTGGACACCCGTATCAAGGAGCTTACGTCGGTTCTTCAGGAAGCTGACGCCGAAATTGAGGACCGAATCCGGATTAACTGATGGATACTAAAGAGGATAAGCTTCTACAGGCTAAAGCAGAGCTTGTAGAAGTCCTCCACCAAAAAGCCGTACTTGAAGCACGCGACGACTTTTATGTCTTCGTAAAGCTGCTTGCACATTTGATGCTAGATGGGAATGATTTTCGCAACGGGCGGCACATCCAAGCCATCGCCGCCACTCTGGCCGACGTAGAGGAAGGTTCCATCCCTCGCCTCATGCTGGCGTTGCCGCCGGGCTCCATGAAGTCCGTCCTCCTCATGCTGTTCGCCGCGTGGTCTTTCGGGCGCAACCCGACTTGGCGTGTCATGTGGATCTCACATACCACGGACAAAGCGGTTGAATGTTCGGGCCGTATCCGCGACCTAGTCCGTTCCACTGAATACCTCGAAATCTTTCCGGGCGTCCAGATCCGCGACGACATGTCGGGCGTCACTGGCTGGAAGCTAACGGCTGGCGGTTCCTTCCTCCCCGCAGGCGCGGGCAAGTCCATCGCCGGTTACCGCTTCAACTTGGGCATCCTCGATGACCCCCTCTCGGAACAGACCGCCAAGTCCGACACCGAGCGTGACCGCGTCAATAACTGGTACGGCCCCGGCTTTCGCTCCCGTAAGCTGCCCGACTCCCGCATCATCCTCGTCAACACCCGGTGGCATGTCCGCGACCTTTCCGGCTTCCTCCTCGACAAGGCCGCCCGCAACGGCAAGGTCGACCAGTGGGAAGTCATCTCCATTCCGGCCATTCTCGACAAGCCCGCTGCCGACTACCTTATGCTTGAAGAGGGCGCGTCCTACTGGCCCGAATACATTACGATGGACGATCTGACCACGACCCGTGAGAGTCTGGCCCGCTCCGACTGGGGCGCCCTCTACATGCAGACTCCGGTCGGTGACGATGGCAACGTCTTCACAAAGGACGACTTCCAAGACTGGGACGAAGAAGACCCGCCCGAGTGCGACGAGATCATCCAGACCCTCGACACTGCCTTCTCCACCAAGGCCACCGCCGACTACTCCGTCATCCAGACTTGGGGCATCTTCCACCTCACCTACACGGACGACAAGGGCTTCGAATATCAAGAGCCCAATGCCATCCTCCTGAACCAGGTGAGGGGCCGGTGGACATTCCCCCAGCTTCGTAACATTGCCAAAGAGCAATATGAGGCGTTCCGGCCAGACAAAATGGTAATCGAAAACAAGGCTTCCGGCCAATCCCTAATTCAGGACCTCAAGCTTAACAAGCTGCCGGTATTGCCTTTCCAGCCTGACCGTGATAAGCTAGCCCGCGCTCATGCTGTAACTGGCATTATCGAGCGGCAGCGCGTGTGGATACCTCTCAAGAAGAAGTACGCCGCCGAACTGCTGCAAGAGGCATTGGAGTTCCCGAAGGGCGCCCATGACGACTCGGTCGACGCAATGGTCATGGCCCTTCTTTACTTGCGTCGCCGCTATGAACTGACACAAGAAACTGTCAGCCGCCCCGAAGGACCTTCTAAGCGGCGCCCATTCCGTAGCTATTGGAGCCAAGTGAGCCATGTCCGATAATCCGATCCTCCCGTCCGACGACAACGAAGCGCCCGAGATCGAGTTCGAGTTCTCGGAGGAATCCCTCCTGCTCATTCCAGACGCCGAAGTCATCGAGGTCGATATGTCATTCGATGCCAACCTCGTCCCCTTCCTAGACAGCGCCGTCGTAGACGACATTGGCTCCGACCGTCAAGACGTACTTACGTCCTTCAAGAACTCCCGCCAGCAGTGGGAAGAGAAGATCAAGAAGGGCATCCAGTGGCTTGGCCTCAACACGGAAGGCGAGGGCAACACCGAAGTCGACGGGGCCTGCACCGCCGTTCACCCGCTCCTCATCGAGAACGTGGTCAAGTTCCAAGCCAAGGCCATCCAAGAGTTGTGGCCTGCGCGCGGCCCCGTCCGTACCCGCATCCTTGGCTATACCGACCCGGCCCGCGAACAGGCTGCCGCCCGCGTCAAGTCCTACATGAACCACCAGCTTGTCGATCAGATCGCAGGCTTCTATTCGGACCTCGAACGCAACCTGTTCCGCGTCGGCTTCATGGGCGTCGGCATCCGCAAGGCCGGTTGGAACACGCAGACCAGCACGCCTGACCCGACCGTCGTCTACGCCGAAAACTTCTACATCGACCCGGCGGCTACCCATCTCAAGGATGCCGACGAGTACATCGAGGTCATGGAACTGTCGCCGCGCAAGATGCGGAACCTCGTAGACAGCGGCACCTTCCTCAAGCCCGACGAGAACGACTCCGAAGAAACCCTCGACACCAACGAAATCACCGAGGCCATTGCCCGCGCCCAAGGCTTCGACCTGTCGCTCGAACGCAAGGGCTATATGGTCGGTGAAGCCCACTGCTACCTCGACCTCGAAGGCGTCGATCCCCTGCTGCCCGACGGCGGCATGGCGCCCTACATCGTCCACTTCAACGTCAAGACGGGCAAGGTCTACTCGA